GCCGTCCAGTTTTGCGACGCCCATTTGCTTAATCGGCAGGGCTTCGATGCCGCCGATGGTCCATTCAACATCAAGCGCGTCATCATCCAACCCCAGATCGACTTTGGCGCTACCGCTCATTCCGCCGCCGCGGTAGTTCTCAAGCTTGCGTGTCAGCTTTGGCAGCGTCAGGGACTCAACGATCCCCTGCCAGTTGTTCCCCTCATTGAAGAGGTTCAGGTATTTCAATTTGCGTGGTAATGCCATTGCGTGCCCCTTAGCTGTTCACGTTCTGTGTGAAATTGACCAGGTACTGATCAGTGATACGCTGGCGTAACAGCAGATTTTCCAGCGGTGGGACCGGCGTATAGTCGTAATCAATGACCAGTTTCCCGGCTTTCAGCGTGTCTTTATCGTTCGCTGCGTCATCGATCCATGCGTTGCCGTCGATGATGTAGCCGGCTGATTTCAGTTCACGGAATTTGGCCTTGATGCCTTCCAGGATATCTTTGGCCAGTGACGGGTGCAGTGGCATGTCAACGGCCCACATGTGCGCCTCTGCCATTGTGTCTGCCAACACCTGTGCGGTTCGGGTGTAGTTTTCAAATTGGAACAATGGATCATCAGAACAGGTGCGGGAACCCCAGAACTTATAGCCATCCTTGCGGATCAGCGTGGTGACGTCGTTCTTGTTCAGCAGGTTGGCATCTGTGGCGCTGTCCTGCAGGTCCCAAAACACATCGGCACTGATGCCGGTCACGCCATTAACGCCGACGTTTGACAACGTTTTGTGCCAACCGGTCTGCTGGTCAATTTTGGCGCGCAGCCCCAATGCGCGGGCGGTAGCGAAAGCCTTTGCGTCTGCATTGGTCACAGTGTCCCAGCTCAGAAAATCTGGCCAAATCAGCATGGCCTCGCGCTGGCTGAAGTTCTCGCGATAGGCGATAGCTTCGGAAACCGTCTTGCAGCCATAGGCGCTCAGATAGGCGAAGGCGCGCAGGCTCTGCGCCACTGACAGCAATTCAGTGGCGACGGCCTTACTGTCGTGACCAGGTACACCCAAAATGCGCGGCTTCACGCCTAACAGGCTTTGCGCAGCCAGAAGGGCTTTCATGCCGGTTTTCTTGCCGGTAGTAGCGTCGACGCCACCGATGATGTTGGTTGTGGTTTCCGCCTCGGTATCGCCCTGTTCAACACGGACAACAACGGTAACAGGTTTTGCCTGATCGGCGATGGCGTCAAGTGAGCGGGCGAGGGTGCCGGTTTCGCCGGCCTTGCCGCTGGCGGCCAGAACATCGGTCAGCAATACAGGGGTGTTTAGTGGGAAGGCCGTAGCATCAGCATCGTCGGCGGTGCAGACCATCCCCACAATTGCGGTGCTTACGGTTGTGATTGTGCGTGTACCCTCGTTAATTTCGAGGACACGAACGCCATGATGATAATCTTCAGCCATCGGGCGGATCTCCGGTTCCGGTTAAGGTTTCTCCGCTATGGTGTTCGCTGATGGCGTTAAGTGCATGCGCTGGGCATTGTGTGGTGGCTGGCACAATGGCCAGGTATCTTGCTGCGGGGCTATGTTTTTCCGGTGTGGCCAACACAATCAATGATGGCTGTGCTGCAGGAAAAAATGAAGCCCCGGAGTGGGGCTTATGCTACACGGTGCCACAACATTTGTAGCTTGTGGCGTTCGACAACGCTGATCGCCTGGCCCTGGCCGAGTGCTTCCGTTTGCGCCCAAACGGTATGAACGTGCGGCGGTACGGTGACCTCGTGGATATGGTCTTCAGCCTCGCTTGTGTAGTTGCGTTTTCTGTGGCTGTCGTTGTCGGAACCAACAATATAATCGTCGTCCCACGCCTCGCCGGGCGCGGACATTCCTCCCTGATGCCTGTGCCTACCAGCTGGCGTTGTTTGCAGCGTTTGCGCCCCTTGCTCGCTTGTGCTTCCCGACACATTCAGCACTGACTGCGGCAGGTTGGCTCGCGCAATGGTCACGGTGTCGCTGCCACCCTGGGTGCCTACGTCGGAACCGTCTGCTTTTGCCGATCTGATTGTTAGGTTTTCACCGGCATATTCCCACGTTGACCACGGCCAACGTTCATTAGGATTTAAGTTCTGGTTGAACAAACGAGAAGTTCCCACAGGATTATCCAGTTCCCATGCCTGGCGGATTGCGGTCGCAATGGCAGCTTTGATGGCTGCCGGCGTTGCGGCTAGTTCTTCGCTGTCGCTGTCCGTAGCGTTGCTCAATTGAGCAAATCCTTTGGCTTCTAACGTGGCGTCTGGGTGGTTACGCGATTGTTCATGGTCTGACAATTGCTCATCGGTATAGTCTTTGACCTTTTCTTCCAGAGTATTGACGTCTTCGACCGTTGCCAAAATAACAGACGGATCAGCAATCAATTCCACCGCCGCCGTGCTGCTGACTTTCAACTGCATCCTGATGATTTGGAAGCGGCCGGAACCTTCGGCCAGCAATGGCTTATAGGTTTCCGGCATGTTGCCAACGGCAATGCATTCGCCATCCTCGGCATATAGCGCCAACTCGCGAAGCCAGAAGCCGCCAATTTGTGGCGGCATAATCATTTCAGCTTCAATAACACTGGCGTCACTGTCAGCGATCACCAGCTTATTCAGTGCGCCGCGGTACTGCTCTTTGATCAGACTGGCGCTGCCAGCGTTTGGCATCGACAAAAGGCCGCCACCATCGCCAACGGCCATTTCTGCGATGGCTACCGGCTGGCCGGTGGCTGCGGCATTCGCTATGCGTTCCGCGCCGGCGGCAGTGATCAGCGTGAGAAACTTTTTATCTGCCATATCCCCACCTGTTAATTAACGAATTCGCCACGCAGGCTCATGATCGTCTTGATTTTGTCGCGTTTATCTTTCTGATCTTCGGCAGTCAATACGCGGTCATACGCAGCGAAGCATCCCCACGTGCCAGGCAACCCCATATTTTGCTCGAGGCTGGGAGCACCATTAAGAATTAACGGGCGAGCTGACTTGGCTCGCTTGGCAATCGGTGTTGCCCTGCGCTCACCACCGGAGCGTGTTATAGAAGCCTCAGTGTTTGAGACTGTGACAGTGAATCGCGTCCAACCACCTACCGCGCCGCCGTGCTCCACTGATGTCACAGAAATTGTTCCTGCCTGCCCGTTGTTAACATCTCCAGTGGCAACCTGCAAAATCAGCGCACCATTCGGTTCAATGCGCAATTGAATACCTGAAAATGGTGCTACACCAGGATAAAAGTTAGAGAAAATGCGGCCTGAGACTGCCGGCAGATTCATATTGATGCATATAGCAAACGTCATTTCGTCAGTTTCGATAATGCCCGTATCAGCGCCATGCGCCGAGTCAGCAACAGCGATCATTCCGCGCTTGGTAAAATCGTTCTCTGTCACCAGGTCGCGGGCATTTCCGCTGGAATCGTATTTATCTTGCATACCGTATGTGGCGAGGCTGGCATCGTCATTCAGCAGCATTTCCGGCTCAGCTAATTCCAAATCACTGGCATTAACGACGCCATCACAAATAATAATCATACTGCCTCCTGTTTTAATAAACCCATTTGACCAACACCGATGGTTGCCATATTAGCTGCGATAATGACGGTAATTTTCGTGACATTTACTGGGACAATAATGTCGTAGCTGAATGTCATAAATTCACCTGTTGAGTGATTCCACGTCCTAATCCCTGCGAGATTCGTTTTGAATTCGTCGTTCGCTTCGAGATAACAGGCTGTTGAGTTTTTATCTGTAACGTCGGTTTTTACTCTGAAACTGAATGTGCGCTTTTCACCCGGCGTAACGGTCACGGTTTGCGATACCCGCGCAATTGTTGTTCCCACGCCTGTTACGGTGAGGACGTTACCGACGACAGCGGGGTCTGTCGAAATAGCGATGCTGCCAGCTTCCACTGTCCAGCCTGCGGGCACACCCGCGGCGACGTCCAGAAACAGCGGGTTAACAATGGCATTTGGCCCGCCGGCGGTCGCAGGATTGGCAATCGCGAGCTGCGGATATACCGGCATTGTGTACGGCTCCACCGCTTCAGCTAGCGTTTTACCCATGTGAAATGACCCAAGAGAAACCGGGTGTGATGGGTCAGGAAGTCCGCTCGGTAGTTTATCGTTGTAGCCCGCTTTCCATCCATCAGTTACAGGGTCAACTGTCGCGGCACGCATATTAACGAACGGAAACCCCTGCTCAATTGAGAATGCAAGTAGAAATGCATTAAGCGCATTTTCACGGCCCTTCAGTTCTGGGTCTGTGTTATTTTGAGCAGCCATCGAACATACAATAGGTATAATCCCGTTCTTTCTGAATTCGGTCAGAATATATTTAATGTTGCCTTTTATTTCCGCTATTGAGAATTTAAAGCTGCCGTCGCTATTTTTTTGAATTACGTCATTACGGCTACCAAGGTATGTGATAAACCGAGGTTTTGCCGCTATTGCGGGTTTTAAATGATCTCGGATCATATCGGCATTTGTATAGCCACCTGTTGCCCATTGTCCGATATATTTAATTCTTCCGCCGCTGAACATGGAAGCCCATACTTGCCACGAACGCGCGTTATACGTCCATCCGCGCGGCTTACCAGCTTCGACTGGATTGCGACCGTTATCCGTTAAGGAGTCACCGAAGCCGCCAAGCGTGTTCTGCAACAGCCCGATATGTGTTTCCATCGGAATGCCGCGATATTCAAGCGTGCCTGCGCTATCATCACGGACGGCCAGCAGGCGCTTTCCTCCCGTGACCAGATTAAACAGATACCCCGGACGGGTGCGGCGTAATGCAGATGGGCCGATAATCAGTTCTCGCAGAATATTCATGTAATCGGAGAAGGTTTTACCAGGCATCTCTTTTTCACTGTTCTCATTGATTGAGAACATGCTCTTACCCTGTCGGCTGACAAAATCGACCGGTTTTTTTGAGCGGGGCATTGTCAGCAAGCCACGCGTGCGCTTGTCGGTCGCCGAGGCCAGCAACTCTACAGCCTCAACGAATGCTGCCGTGACAATTTTCTTTCCCGTTGGCGTGACAACCCCGTCTACGTTCTCGTATTGCTCCACCCAATAATTAGTTATTGGAGAGTTAACGGTAAACAACCGGCGGGTTTCTGTACCGGCGGTGACTGCGGCCTGAGCCTCTTCAGGGCTATCGTATATTTTCGCATCACTCATCACTGACGTGTTGAGTTTATCCACGTCGTTTTTTAATGCAGCAGTGCGGTTTGCCAATTGGCGGGTTGGTATGTTAGCTACGCCATCACGGCCGCCCGACACTTCATCCCCGCGCTGGATCTGATATATCGAATCTTCCCACTTTGCCTCTTCTCTTAATTCAGCCATGTTATTTCCCGGAGTAGTGATAGCCGCTGCCGAAGCGCGGAATGCCGTTGTATTTAATGCTGTCCTTCGGCTCATAGTTGGCCGGGTAAACAGTCACTATATCGCCGTCGTGGACGCTGGTTGCGGAGTACACCAGGCCGTTTGTTCTGGTGCTCAAACTCAATTGCCAAATATGGCGACTGACTGGTTTGGCATCACCAATTAGCCGCTCCAACTCGTTTACAATTTCTTCGGTGATCCCGATTTCCATCACGTCAATCGTTAAACGAAATGTTCCAGCAGGGTCGGCAACCTCCCACCATTCCTCGATCGTCATGGTGTACCCCATGTTCTCGATCACGCGATTAATTGCCGCGACTGTCCCTTTCCGTCGGTGAATGTAAAAGGCATCTTTAACGGCCTTGCGCTTTTCTGCTGCTGGCCATTTTTCATCCCACCTATCGACCGAAAAGGCCCAGGCAAGGTAGGGCAGAAAAACAACCGGGCATTTGTCCGGGTTCCACAGGTCGCGTAGAGGCACATTCAGATCGCTAACCGCAGCGCATGATTCCGCTGCTCGGCGCTCAAGCGCAGATGAGCCTGGCGGCAGCAGGCTATTCATCCGATCCACCAATTACAACGCGGGCATCTGTGCAGTTGGCGGCCTGCGTTTTGTCCAACACCACATCGGCAGGCGGATTGCGTAGCTCTACACGCTGTACGCCCTGAGTGTGCAGCGCTGCATAGATTGCTGTTAGGCGGATATCGCGCCCAAGGCGCCGCTGCTCGTTGATATATGCATTCAGGCGCTTTTGTGCGTCGGCAAGGATTGGTTCTTGCGCTGGCCCCGGATAGACATAAAGCACGGCGTCAATCCCATAGTTGATGATGCTGGCAGATTGAACCGTGAGGCGATCAGCTACGGGCCGTACTGCCTGATCGTTAAGTGCAGCGTCAACTTTCGCCAGCAATTCGGGGGAGGCCGTTCCATCCCCTTCGCGGGAAAGAATCGTGACAGTGACCAGCGCTGGCGCCGGGCTGATCGCCGATGCATCTGCAACTTTTCCATCTGCGCTTAGTGCGTGGAACTCATAGGCACCGGTTGGTCCGGCGACGCTCATTCCTTCGAATGCTGCCGGGATGCGCTGGCGAAAATCTGCATCAGACTCCATCACAGCCTCAACTGGCGGGATGGCTTCGCTGTCTTCGGGGATAATTGTCAGGCGTGGCGTGTTGTTGTTGGCGCCAAGCTGGTCGAGGTCGCCACCGATGGCATACGCCACCATCACGGCTTGTGCAGCCTCGTTGATGCGCTGGCGTAACAACATTTCCCGATAGGCATTTTCCTGCAGCAGCATCACGATCGGCTCAGATTCCAGTTCCAAAGTGCGTGCTATGGCCTCGCGCTGCTCTTCAGGATAGAGCTCAAGCAGGCGCGCCTTTCTTTCCTCAAGCAGGTCTTCAAAGCTCAGGGTTTCCACTACCTGGGGCGGCGGCAGCTGCGAAAGGTCGATCACGCTCATGATGCGCTCCCGTAAGGAATTGAAATATTGATGCTCGCCGTGGTGTCGTTCCTGCTGCCGGAGACATCCACAATCATTTGGCCGTCAATCTGCGTGGTCACAGTGACGGCCGTCAGTGATACGCGCGGCTCCCAGCGGTTGATAGCGCTGTATGCTGCGGCCATCAGCTGCAATCTTGTTGTGTCGTTTTGAGGCTGGTCGATCAACTCGGACATCAGCGAGCCGAAGGGGCGCCGGGTTATCCTGCTGCCGATTGGGGTCAGCAAAATTTTGCTGATTGATTGACGAATGTGATCGATATCTTCGACGGCGCGGCCGCTACTGGTGTTCATGCCCTGGTACATCATTTCACCGGCCCTCCCGATTCTTCGTCGCCTTTCTTCACCCCACTATGCGCATGCTCATCAACGATGACGCCATTAGATGTGAAGTGGCCATCAGTGTGGGTGATATTGCCCCTCATCGTCCCTCCCTCAGTCACTGACAACTGTGCTGTTTGCAGCAGTTGGGTGCAGGTGACTTTTGGTGTTTCCAATGTGATTCCTACCACCGCCTTAAACAGCGCTGTTTTTACACCCTCCACGGTCAGGGCGCCGGCTTCTGGGTCATAACTAAACCTGGCGCCGTCGGGGAACTCCGCAACCAAGGCGCCCTCCGAATTCGAGGGAGCGGGGTGGGCGTCCGAAAAAATGGCTGGCAGGACAAAGGCGGTTGTCAGCTCGCCGGCCATGCTCAAAATCAGCACCTGCTCCCCGACTGACGGCGCCCACCATGTGCGGGCGCTACCTGCGCGCATGGTCAGCCATTTGAGCGGCGCGGTTTCAAGTCCGCCGGTTTGCACACGGCATAGGCCGTTCTCTGCATCGACCTCGGAAATGGTTCCGATTCGGATCAGATTGGTCAGCAAGCGCAGGAGTTCAGAAAGTTGTGTATTCATTGGCACAGCCTGCCATGCGCGCGGCGCGGGCTGCATGTTGCGGGCATTGTGTGGTGTCTGGCACAAGTGGCCGATATCGAGCAAAGCGATTTGTGTCTATGTTTGCCGGCATGGCCAGCACAGCCGAAAATGACTGTGCTGCAGGTTATTTGCTGAGGTGGTCGATCAGGATGTCGCCGACGGCGGTGATGGCTGGGTCATTCAGTCCAAATAATTGGCGGGCGTCGTATTTCACGGTTGGGCCGCGCTTACTCACTTTGTCACGCAGGCCGTAATGGTGCACGCGCGCAATGCGCATAACGTTACCGGCAAAGTAAATGGCGGCGTCGTCTGCCGTAGTTGCTGTTTTCATAAAGCGAGTGGTCTGCAGCTTGCTAAACATTTTCCTGCGTATCCGCCCCTTTTTGCTGCGGCCTTGCGGTTTTCGCTCCGCGTAGGGGGTTCCGTCCGGGTTGCGCTGCTGGCTGATCTGCAGTCGCTGGCGCCGCCGCAATTCATTAGCCCACTGGCGAGTTAACTTTTTCCTCGCCGCTGGGGTTAGCTGTGAGGCGAGGGCGGCCAGCCAGTCTTCAATCTGAATAAAATCACTCATTGGGCGCCCACTGATCGGCGTAAGGTGGTTCCGGTTCAGGGACTGCCTCTACAACCATTTGTCCTCCTGCCTCTTTCACGATCACGCGCTCTGTTAGCTTCAGGTTTATGCTGATGTCGCAGGTGGTGTTATTCAGAATATCCACCTCAAACGTGAAGCCTTTATCTCTGCGGTCTGGGTTAGCCATGATGTCCGGCTGGTTGCGGCGAAGCCAATACAAAATCACTGCGTTCAGCAGGTTTTGATCTGCTGAAAAATCAGTTACCACTAAGTTGAGTGTGTACTGGTATTCGAATGAAATGGTTGGCGCCAGGCTGGAAACAACGGCTCCCTCATCAACAAAGATGTGCAGCTTGTCTGGATTTTTCCCCAGATATTCGATCCCGTCAGAGAGGGCTTTTCTCAGTGATTCCGGCTTGTTCATCGCTCTTTTCCTGGCATTGAATAATGGTATCGACCTGATCGGCACACATCGCCCAGGCCGCCTCTACTCGGTTTTTTTGCTGCTCTAGATCCCCGTTGGTGAGCGGGTTACTGGCCGGCAGTTGGCAGGCGATCAGTCTCGGACAGCCAGGCGCGATAAGCTGCACCTCCGGTGATTGCCGGGCGGGCGTGCAGGCGCACAACATCAGGAGGTAAGCGGCCATCAGCCCAAGCTTTAAGCTCTGCATTTTCACGGTACAACCCCGCAATCAGATTTTCACGTTGTGACAGAAGGGCGGCTGTTTTGGTCATCTGCTGACGTAACTCGGCCTGCGCCCGGTTGTTGCTACTGGCGATCAAGCCCAGGGTTATCAGCTCGGCATTTTTAGCTGATAGCTGAGCCTCCATTTCCTCAATGATTTTTCCCTGCGCCCTGAGGATCATTTTCTGATCGCTGAATGCTTTCTCATAGGTGCCCAATCGCCAAGTTTTCCACCCTAACGCCGCGGCGAGAGCCAGAACGATGGCGGCCACGATCAACCAACTCCGTGGAATGGCGGCGGTCATGCCAGCGCCCCGCCATAACTGACGTATTTTTTCAGAAGGGTTTCAAGCTTGTGTTCGGGCTGGCCATATCCGGCACCCGGCAGACTCGCCCAGATATTGCGGCACTTTTTCAAGGCCAACTCTATCCGTCCG